TATATCTCTCTTTGACAAATTCGATTTAGATATAGGTGATACACCAGAGTCAGTATCATACAAAGTTTATGGTACAGTAGATTACTATTGGGTCATATTATTAATGAATGATGTAAAAGACAGATATTATGACTGGCCTTTGAATTTACAAGATTTTGAGGCGTATGTCAAGGAAAAATATGATAATCCATCTGCAGTACATCATTATGAAATAGACCAATCAAGTGGAACAACAGATCCAAATGGTCCTGGTGATTTTGATTATAAGATAGAAGTAAATTCAGATACATCTGGCGCACAGGCTGTATCTAACTATGAATACGAACAACGATTACAAGACCAGAAAAGACAAATTAGAATATTAAATCAAAATTATCTTCCAACATTTATAAGAGAGTTTGAACGGTTAATTAACAAGTAATACATTATGGCGGAACGAAGCTCAGATATACTCGAACAAGCTGGGGACTATAATTTAAACGTTTGTAACATTGTATCCTATATAAAAGGTGAAACAAACGAACCCACAACATTAGATATAATCCCTATCATACAAGCAATAGAAGTCACAGAAGACATTTTTAACAAGTGTATAATGGGACGTATCACTGTTATAGATGGACAAGACTTTCGATCAGTATTACCAATCACAGGTTTAGAAAAACTAGAGTTATCATTTAACACACCAGGAATGCAAGGGATCAACGCAGTACGAGGCGAAGGATTTCCGTTTCACATATACAAGATAGATGCGATGGCTCCAATGGAACCAAGAGCGCAAGTGTATAACATATACTTTACTAGTAGAGAAATGTTTTATAATAATATGAATCGTGTAAGTCAAGCATTTACAGGTCCTGTAGAAGAAGGCGTTAACACAATATTACGAAACAAAGACTATTTGAACTCAAAGAAAAAGATGTACTATGAACCATCCAAGAGTAATGAAAAACACGTCATACCAAATTTAAGACCTTTTAACGCCATACAACATTTAGGAAGTCAAGCACAATCATTAAACTATGACAATGCGGGTTATCTATTTTACGAGAACGCCAATGGATTTCATTTTAGAACCATAGAAAGTTTACTGGCATTATCAGGTACAGCAAGACCATCTCTATTTCGATTTAACTATCAACCTCAAAACATTAAAGATGATAGAGGATTAAACAATGTCGTAGAAGATTTAAAGACAGTGATAAAGTACGAATTTGATCGCCCTGTAAACTCATTAGCGATGTTAGGAGAGGGAATGTACGGAAGTAAGTTAATTACACACGATAACTTTACAAAGACGTTTAAAGAGTACAATTACAATTATCACGCAGAGTTTGGTAAATCGTTTCACACAGAACATATAGATGGTGCTAAATCATCATTTAAATTTACAATACCATGGCACTACTTTGAAGACACAGAAACACTCTTATCCGACTTTAGTAATTCAAAAATATTAGTCTATCCACAAGACACCAAAGTACACAATGACTATGAACTTCCTGAATTACAAAATGTACTACAAAAGAAACTGTCACAACGATTATCACTACAAAACATTAATTTAACATTGAACGTCTATGGAAACACATTATTACACTGTGGAGACATTATATCATTTAATCTACCTTTGTTTAGACCCGTAGGCGATAAAGGCAAACAACAAGTCAATCCACACTTTGCGGGACGATATATGATAATGGCGATTAAACACATTATATCGCCGCCTGATAATAAACACGAAATGGTCTTAAAGTGTATGAAAGACGCAGTACGAACAGAATATCCAATCGAAAGAGATACAAACACATTAGAGTATCCAGAGTTTATACAAAAAACTCAAAGTTTAATAGACGCAGAAGGAGCATTCATAGAAACTGACTATGTTGACTAATAGAACCTCCGAAGAATCGCGGCTAGAAACGTGTAGGAAGCACGCTAAGGCGGTGGCAATGAGAGGATATATAACTAACACTATGAAAGAACAAATTTCACAACATTAGAGGATATAATGAAAATTAAAGAACAAATTAAGACAATCATAGAAGACTACTCAGAAGCAAGGGACATATCCGCAGAGTATAACAAATACGATGGCTTCTTCAAGGGCCATCAATCGCCCGAAACCGTATGGAACTTTGTAAAACACCCGTTTTTATTGAAAGTTAAAGGCCTTCTAGCGAGAGTAAAACTAATTAAAGTGGGTAAATAGTGTTGAGTGCCACCTTGCGTACACTATTTTTAAATAGTATTAAATGGCGCATGGTGACCGAATCAAAACAAGAGGTGTAACGGAAAAAAAAGATGAATGAAACAAACTTTATGGGACGAAACGGCTTTCTGTGGTTCGTTGGCGTTGTAGAGGACAGAGGCGATCCGCAGTTTACAGGACGAGTACGAGTAAGGTGCCTGGGTCATCATACGTCTAATACAAATAAACTTCCAACAAGCGATCTACCGTGGGCACAGGTTGTTCTTCCGATTACATCATCTGGTATATCTGGACTTGGTCAAACGCCATTGGGATTAGTTGAAGGTTCGTGGGTGTTTGGTTATTTTAGAGATGGCGAAAGGTGCCAAGAGCCGTTGGTGATTGGAAGTCTTCCAGGTAAACCTATTGAGTTATCTGGCGCCGGTGGCTTCTATGATCCCAATGGTATCTATCCGAAATACAAGAATGAACCTGATGTTAACCGTTTAGCTGTCAATAATGAAGACAATCCACATTTAGCCTTGACATTAAGACAATCTACACGTATCACTGGTATAGCCACAGCTGATTTTAATACAATCACGGCGGCCGATGGTTCTACTATTGGTGCTAGTGATGGCGACACATTTGACCAGCCGGCGATCCCTTATAACGCCAGCTATCCATACAATCACGTATATGAATCCGAATCAGGACATATAAGAGAATATGACGATACACCTGGCTATCAAAGAATATACGAGAGCCACCGTACTGGTACGTCATATGAGATAGATGCTTCAGGCAATAAAACAGAGATAATCAAAGGCACCCATTATACACTTGTAAGTAGTAATAACAAAGCGTATGTAGCTGGCGATTCAGATATAACCATAGATGGCCGCCATAAGATATACATTAATAAAAATAATACACCAAATAACCATTATGATATACAAATCGGCGCCGGCGCTTCCATTAATATACAAGTAGATGATGGCGATGTCAATATACACACAGTACAAGGTAAAATCAATATGAACGCCGGCGGTGACTACAATTTAAAAGTAGGCGGCAATATGAATGTCGTAGTTGAAGGAAGTACCACTGAAACCATTAGTGGAAACAAAACAAGTAATACTACTGGCGCCGTTGTCCACCGTGGCTCTACCATTGATTTGAACCCTTAATAAAATTGTGCACCGTTGAAAAATGCGAGAGAGAAAAGGCCATTGTTAAACAGAGCGCCAGCCTTAATCTATAAATGTAATAACAATCATTAGGCATATGTGAGAGAACGGTGGCCCTCTAAAAGTAAAGGCAATTGCTAAATAAAGATACTAGACAAATTTTTTCTCGTAGTTTTTTATTGTTTAAAAGATTGCGACTTCTTAATATTAAACATACTCTTTTTAGTCATCTTGGCGTTATTATAACGATCATATACAGCGGGTTCTGATATACGTTGTTCTCTATTGTAAAATGATCTCTGTAAACCCTTTTTTGAGAGTTCTATTAACTTGTCCCAATTTTGAGTTTTTATACAATAGTCTATATCAATATTCTTCATTGCGGAAGAAAACTTATTACTTGAACCAGACCAGTATCGTGTATTGTTTTCGTAACTTTTAAATTGTCTTTGTTTATTACTCATAGTATATTCTCCTTGTTGGTTAATATGAATATAATGTATCATAGATTCGGTGGTTTGTCAATGGATAAATGGATTAACTCTGGCTCTTATAGGTGACAAATAAAGGGTTTCTCTTATTTGTCTATAAATGTTCTAGGTATGTTCTATTGTTCAATTCCGAAATATTATACATAGCCGTGTAGAGCGATCACAGGGAACCATAGAGTCTACTATAAGACATAAATAATCATACAACCAACAAGCGACACTTTCATTACAGAGGCGATTAAAGTATACCTAACAAAGGATACTAATTGTTTAAAAGAAATAAGAAGTCAAATACAAAGACTGATAAAAAGAAACATCTACAAAGACTCAAACGACTAGCGCCTAAAGTGCCGGACTATACTTGTCCCGACATTGACTTTGTGATAGAACGAATTGAAAAATCGTATAAGGATAGAAAGTATATTACAAAGGCTTCTTTGAAAGTTCTAACTCGTAAACTTGAACGATTGCGTGTTCAAAATGAAAGTATAAGATATTTGGGAAGATACTGGTACGGTAAGTTTAAAGACTACTTTTTATATGATGATGATAAGTGGATTAAGTAGCCGTTGCTAGCGAAAGCGACTCGATTAGATTGGGAGTGTACTTGTAGATGAAACAAGTAACTTAACTGCGGTATTTGGTGTTTTTGTTTTATACTTTTGGTTTAGATAGTCTTTGAGTTTTTCATATATTCCTGTTCCAATTTGCATTACTGTTCTTTCTTGCGAGTTATCATAGTTTCCCATATACGATATAAACTCTTTATGAAGATGTTTGTTTTTAGGATATGCTCCTTTGTTAGCGAAATTGTATGGTAAACGATTGACCCATTCAATGACATCTTTATGTTTAAATGGAAGAATGGCGTTACAATTGTTTTCTTGTATTGCTTCAATAATTAAATGAGATGCGCCAGTTCCTCGTTTTACATTAGGATTTGTTGCAAGAGAATAAAACCTCATCTTACACGCTGTTCTTGCTTCATCTTTTGATACATTGTATTTTTTCATAATGTAAGGAGTGTCAATATACATAAACGATTTTAAAGACCCAAGTAATGTATCTGCGCCATCGCCATTCAATACATCTACTGAATCTACTTTTGCCTTTTTTATTCCAAGATAAAACATTAAGTATGCTAAAACAGAATTAACTGAATCAATATTTTTACCTTGTATGAGATTTAAGTTTGCAATGATTTCATCAAACGTTATGACAATTAATTCATTATTCACGCCAAGTGATTTAGCACTTCTT